CAACAAACACAGCTTTTAAAGCACCAAGTAATCCTACAACCGTAACCTGAACAAGAGCTCCAATCACTGTAAGCAAGCCTTTGACATACTCTTGAGTCGCGGGCATCGAAGTAGCAATATTAGCAAAAAATTGCTGAAACATAAGAATTACGGATTGCATTTGCTTTCCGATAGGAGCAAGAGTCTCTACTAGACTTTCCATTGTTATAGTATTAAGACTATTTCCTATATTCTCAATCTGAGCTACATTCAGTTCACCTATTCTTGATTGGACTTCGCCTATAGCACCTCCAAGATTATTCCTCATGTCTTCAGCAGAAGCATTAAATGCTTCTCTAAACATTCCAGAAGTAACCTCGCCCTTTCTCATGGCTTCTTCAAAGTCAGTTATGCCGTATTTTGCTTTAACATATGATTTAAGCTGACCACGCAATGCACCATCAAGTTCAGAGAACTGTTGATTTAATTCTTCTCCTTGAAGCTTGCCTTTTCCCATAACCTGAGCGAACGCTTCGATATATCGTCCTGATTGTTCACTGTTTAAACCAAGAGTTGTCACACGAGCAGAGAGACTTGCCATCGACTCTGATACATCCTGCATCGAGCCTCCCGATTGCATGATAGCTGGAGCTATTCGTTTATACCCTTTTTCTACCTGAATAAGAGATGATCCGTATTTTAAAGCTTGTGCTTTTGCCTGCTGCATGAACTGCGCTGATTGCTCTGCGCTCAACCCAAATCCTTGAAAGGCTAAGTCAAGTGCTTGCATTTGTTTGGCGCGAGCCACTACTGGTTTAATGGCTCCGGCTACCGCTTGTATTGTCATCACGGTTGCAGTAGCCGCCATGCTTACCTGACTTAACCCATTTGCCAGATTCATTACATTCTGGCCGCCTGGGACGCGAGAAGATAGCATCTTCATCCAGTTTCCACTGGCATCTGCAATTTTTCTATTTAAATCTTCAACAATTTTGTTTTGCTTGATCCAGGCGTTACTGCTACCTCGTACGCCTGCTGTATACCTGACTATATTATCTCTAAGCTGCATCTGAGTCCTTAGTTGAGCCCTCAGACTTGTTAATGATCCCTTTACGGTTTTATTAGAGTAGTCGATTGCTTTTTGAATTTTATTCCACTCTGTAAGAACTTGTTTAGATTGTCTTACTAATTGTCCTGTATTACTATCGATTAAAATGCTAACTTTTTTTTCCTCTTTTCCTCCCAGTTCTTTATTTATTTTCTTTTTTGCCTCCATGCTTCCACCAACAGCTGCATTTAGCCATTGGTCGAATTGCTGTTGGGCCCCAGCTCCGTCAAGTTTTATGCCGACATTCCACTCCAGATTGCTCATCGACGTTAAAAGTTCCTCAACTAGTGTTCCATGAAAAAAGCCCGCCTAGAGGCGAGCTGTGAGTATGCTGTAGTTCTTCTAAGGGCTGAGGTTAGAAGTTTAAGCGAGAGTAAGAACACGGATGTGACCAATACCGGATCCACCTACTTCTTCGACTTCGATGATGTCGTCAACGAGGAATCCGTAACCACCATCGGTGAGCTGAACACTATCGAGCAAGTTTGGCCCAGAAGTGGTAGCCGTTCCGGCGAGGCCGGCTCCAAGTTGGCTAGTAACACCAGCACTCGGAGTAAAGGTGACGGCAATACCGGAAGTGTCAGCAGCGTCGAAGGGGTTATCTGTGTTGAAGGCATCGGTCGATGCAATGGCACCGATTTTCTGACCTTCGTGGATTTCTGAAACAGTCGCAGTTGCAACTCCGGTTCCGCCATTTTCAGTGATGGTAATCGAATCACCAACTCTGAATTTGTCGTTAGAGGTGCGGATAACTTCGAGATTAGTCATCAAGTCCCCTCCAGTGACAATATCAGCAGTCGCGGTAGCTCCGTTCGGTCCGGTGATATCAACCAAGACACCGTTAGTATCCTGATTGCTAAAGCTAGTGGAAGTGGTGACGCTGGAACCGTTAAGGGTTCTCAACGCACCTTCAGCCCCTCCAATCAGCTAATTAGTGTCAAGGTCTAGACCATAGAAGCCATAGCCAGTTAATGTGCATTCCCAGGACACAATGCTTGTAACTTCCACCGATTCAGTGTAGCCTGTCAGCGTTCCATAGCCGTATACTGTTTCGTCCGTCCCGGTAGGGCCGATCCGAGCAAATTTAACTCGCAATGAATCTGCTACGGTATTTTGCTCAGTCAGGCGCAATGCCTGATATGCAGAATCTTTAAAGTCAGCAACACCTGCGAGAGTCAAGCTGAAACTTTTAGTCGTAGCGACGGCTTGATTGAAGCCTTTAGTCTCGTCATCATAAGTATAAACGTCCTCAGAACCAGTATCGGTTTCCAGAGAGGCGTTTGTCAGACCGCGCAAAAGGAAAGGAGTGTCAGCTCCGTCCATATTCATTGCTACGCTGTTTACACTGAATACGCCAGCAGAATAGCTTAAAGGAGAAGCCGCTGGAACAGTAGTAGTTTCATCGATAAAGCCACCGTCTCCTAGACCTGCCAGGGAAATAACGGAGTCAACTTGAACAGAACTTGAGGCTAGTGGCACAAGGTACACTTTGTAGCCAAAAGCGGCGGAAAAATTAGCCATATGGGCCAGAGCAAAAGGACAAGTATGGCGGGCTTGCCCCACCTAATAATATTCTGCCGAATCTCTTGGTATCCTGTAAAATGTTGCGATTAAATTAAGACAGGCATATCGGATGGTATTAAGATCATTGTCTGAACTAAAGCTCCTAATCCATCAGCAACTGCAACTGTTTCCATCGATTCAGATCCACCAAATATTTCCATAGCTCTTCTCGCGGCTAGATTCATCACACCCCCATTCGCTGGCTCCCAACAAATTAAAAAAACTTTCCACTTTACCTCTATATTTGTTGATCCGTAGAATTGTCTGCGGCGAAGATCTGCTGCGTCATGAATAACACACTCAAGGCCAGATATTCTGTCGAGTCCCGGCATATCAGCCCCTGGGCTTTGAATTCCGATAGAAGGTAATACTTTACCAGATGCGAAAAAATATTCACCTAAATACGATGAAAACACGGTGTCAGACAGCAGAGTATTATAGATAATCTCTGGAGACTCAGGAAAAGTTTGAGTTGACACTGTTATACCTAATGGGCTCCTTATATGGTTCCGTTAACTCGGAATACTACTGGCATCAACGCTTGATTTGCCTATGACGCCCTCATTATTCGGCCTCATGTCAAACGTTGTTATCTTCATGTGATGAGCGACGTTAGTTTCCCCCTCTTCGAGGTTCCGCAGGACTACGTTTTTAACATGACTACTTTAAATAGCTCTCAAGCAAAGCGTATCTGGAGAACAGCTATAAAAAAAGCCTGGAATGATCGATGCGCTTATTGTGGTAATCCTCCTATTGACGACAAGTCGCTGACAATTGATCATGTCAAGCCCAGAGCTCATGGAGGTCAAGACCAAACGAAAAACTGTATCCCTGCATGCCTTCGATGTAATGCTGACAAAGGTAGCGATCAATGGATGTCTTGGTTTAGGATGCAAGATTTTTACTCTATAGAGGCAGAGATTCGTATAAAAAACTGGCTGATCAAAGGGAAAGTTGAGTTCGGGAGTGAAGAAGATTCAATTTGGCTGGACAAATTTATCAACCATATAACAACGTAACGTCTTCTTCTGCTGCGACCTCATCGTTAATAAATGGAATTTTAACTAAAAAAGAAAGACCGCAAGGGGACGACATTGAGATGGTACTGTCGCTAACATTTTTTTCTGCTATAAGCAACCCTTTGATCCCTTCAGGCGTCTCTACTGGCGCTAACAAGATAGCATTCGGATGGTTAAGGCTTACAACTGTTGGCGTATTTTTGCCAGCATTTTTGCGTAAGTCTGGAAAACAGAAAAGAGCAAAAGCTGGAAACAAATCATTTTCTGCAAGCCAAAGAGCCGAGGCTCCGTATCGCGCTTCTGGCAGTCTTTTTTCTTCTAATGGCTGGTAAAGGTAAAAATCTTCTAATTCAAATGGAACCCTACGTTTCTTGGGGTCTCTATTCATATTAGCAGACTGAGCTGCTAGCAACGAGACTGGACGCTCAGCCCTATGGGATTCAATCTGCTGCATCTTCAAAGCCCAGCTATATGCGCTAAGGACGTACTCGTAAGGTAACC